TCAAAGGGGAATAGATATGAAATTCATCTAAACTGTATGTACATTGATATTCGGGTGACTCTCTTGTTTAAGGGTACAGAATACGCCTTTATATATCCGTTCTATGTATCGAATAGGAAAGACATAGAAGACATGCTAAAAAATGGGTCAACCGATGATGGTTACACTCTTTGGAAATATTGGTGGGAAGAAGGAAATGGGGCATGCGACTGTACTAGGTCAATAGAGTCAGATATAGCAGATGAGTACCCAGACTTGGCGACGACAAAAGATGGTACTTTTCCTTGTGGAGATACGATTGAGCTTCTAGATATAGAACCACTACCGGATACGATCAGAGAAGAATACGACCAACCCGCCTAACAAGCGGGTTTTTTGTTATTTTGCTTAATGAATACAGTTTTGATACATTGGGTACATGGCAAGACCAACCGTCAGAACGCCCGAAGTTGATCGGAAAATAGAAGAATGTGCAGCTTTAGGCGCTTCAATTGAAGAAATCGCATTTTTTGCGGGGATACATCGCGATACTCTTTACGATTGGATGAAAAAGGACACGGAATTATCCGACAGAATCAAGGAATTGCAGGAAAGACCTATTTTATTGGCTAGACAAACAGTAATTAAAGCGATTGATAACCCTGAATACGCCACCTGGTATCTTGAACGTAAGCGAAAGAAAGAGTTCTCAGCTCGTCAGGAGTTAACGGGTGAAGACGGTAGTCCTCTCCAGGTCAATGTTATTTCTTACAAAGATGCAGATAACAATTCCGCACAATTACCAACCGCGTAATTACCAATTGGAAGCGTTAAAGTCTCCAGCCCGTTTTAAGATAATGGTTTGGCACCGTCGCGGGGGAAAATCTAAGACGGTTTTGAATGAACAGATAGCAAAGACTCAGATCAAAAAAGGGATCTATTACTACTTTCTCCCGACCTACAAGCAGGCTAAGCAAGTCATTTGGGATTCTTTGATTAAAGACCACATCCCGATGGAGATTGTGGAGAAGAAAAACGATTCTGAGTTAGCCATTTATTACAAGAACGGGTCAATCCAGCGTTTTGTTGGGTGTGAAGACATAGACAAGCATCGCGGTATTAACCCTATAGACGTTGTATTTGATGAATACTCAGAAATGAGTGAGGAAATATGGACGGCTATCGTCCAGCCTGTCCTACGCGAAAATAAAGGCTCGGCTACATTCATCTTCACCCCTAAGGGAAAGAATCACGCCTGGAAGCTCGTACAGATGGCAAAGGATAATCCTGATTGGTTTGTTTCTATTAAAGGGATTTATGACACGTACGCTTTAGAGGAAGAAGAAATCGAGAAGGCGAAGAAGGAAACGCCAGAAGCTTTATTCAGACAGGAGTATCAATGTTCCTTTGAAGAAGGTGCCGGTCAGTTCTTCCGTGGGATTAAGGAGTGTTTATGGGATATTGATAGCTTCCCAGTTGAAGGGAACAGATATCAAATTGGTGTTGACTTAGCCAAATATCAGGATTGGACGGTTATCACGCCGTTCTGCCTCAACACCTTTGAAGTCTTACCCCAGGATAGATTCAATCAGGTTGATTGGAACCTCCAGAAGTCACGCATCCAAACGGCTTGTTACAAATACTATAAAGGGGAGATACAAATCGACGGGACGGGTGTCGGTGATCCGATTGTTGAAGACTTAAAGAAGATGGGCTTACCGATCCAGGATAACGGGTTCAAGTTCACTGAAACGTCACGGACGCAGTTACTTAATAACCTCGCGATTCTCATAGAACAGCGGAAGATCAAACTACCAAAAGATGAGGGTCTTATCTCAGAACTTGAATCCTTTAGGTATGTCTTAGGGGAGAAGGGGAAGGTAAAGATCGCCTGCCCTGAAGGGTTACATGATGACCGAGTGATGAGCCTTGCTCTTGCCGTTTGGGGTCAGACAGAACCAATTAAGAATACCTATTCTGACGCTCCGGCATTTGTGGCTCCACGTTATTGAGGCTAGAATACTCGAAAAGGGGCGCGACATTTACTATGCCGCGCAAAAAAACTGAAAACACCCACGAAAAAACGGAGACGGTAAAGGAGAAAGTCATAGAAAAGGCTTATCTCATTGACCGCGCTGTTATTAGTCGCCGAGCAACTGCCCTCAATCCTGAGCCGCATGACGTATACGCTGCTGCGGCTAACCTCGTCCAGAAAGAAAAACTCTCATACGAGAACGCTAATCAAGGTATTAAGGAATCCTTGAAACGTGCCTACAAGAACTATCTAGGCATTTTTGATGAACCATACGACCCATATACGGGACGTAAGAAGATATTTAGCCCACTGACCCATAACATTGTTGACTCAGTGGCTAAGCCTGTATCCGTTGAGGCTTCGAGTATCAAAATCCTCCCAATGAGCGAGGAATCGAGAACCAAGGCGAAGATCATTAACATGGTCTTGCCGTACTTCCTTCAGTCAATGGATTTTAATTCGTTCATGCGCGAGTTTGTCCATCGTACGGCTTGGTTAGGTACTCAGGTTGCAATCACGGACTGGGTGTATGAGGAGATAGAAGTTTCAACCGAAAAGGAAGCAGACATGATGGTCAAACAGCTCAGAGGTTTTGCATACAAACAGAAGATTGGAACCAAGACCCGTGTCGTTAAGCAAGATCATCCTCGCGTTCGTTCAATTAACATCATGGATATATACGCTCCGGCTACGGCTGAGAGCCTGAAATGGTGCTGTAAGCACGCCTCCGTGATTATTCGTTCGCAGATGACTGTCTCAGAAGTCCAGTCTAACCCGCTGTATGACGACAAGATTAAAGCTACATTAAGCGGTCGGACATGGGAGGGGAGAGATCGGTATGACTCAACCTCTCTAAACCAGTACGCTATGGCTGGGTATATCGGAGGGGAAACAAAGACCTCTAGCGGTATGGAGTTCCCACGCTCTGAGAATCCAATGGTTTCAATCTTCGACCGTTACGGGATGATTCCTAAGAGCTGGATCACGGGTGACTATGAAAAGGATGCTCTAATCAATGTCCCTGGAATCGTTACGACCGTCTCAGATTCTAATGGTGGAGACATGCGTACCCTTTGTGTTCGCATCTCCCCATTCGGAGAATCTGGGCCATTTGAGGAGGAACGCTTTAACACCATCCCTAACCGTTGGTATGGGGAGGGTCTAGCTGAGCGTCTTATCCCGCTTCAAACCTGGCACAATGAAGTGATCAACAACCGTCGGAACAATGAGATTCTTGTTCAGCATCGGATGTTTATCTACAAGAAAGGAACGGTCGACCCGCGTCAGTTCACGTCTCGTCCAGGTGGAGGAATCGCGGTTGATAACATGGCAGACGTTCAGGCTTTACAGATGCAAGACATTTCTCAGTCTTCATTCGCTGAGGACTCGTCTATTGAGAGCGCAGCCCAACGCTTAGCCGGAGCCGCTCAGACACCGATTCAAAAGAAAGTCACCGCAACGGAAATCCAGAACATCCAGGCGAATGCGAACATTACCTATAACGAACTTCGGGAGACTACAGAACGCTTTGTTGAGCGCTTAATCCTGCGTCATATCATCCCGCTCTTGCAGAAGTACTACTCAGGAGAGCGTACAATCCCGATCAAGTTACCGTTCTCAGAAGCTACGGAGTTGGATACATATAACGGGTACGCCCCATTCGCTACGGACAAGCTCGGCTTAGATCGCTTCATCTTCTTAGATGACCCTTCGATCTTTGATGGAGAGTTCGCGGTGACGGTAGATATCGAAGGTACGACCATTTCCCGTCAGTCACAGGCAACTGCCCTACAGAACTCGATTCTCATGGCTTCCAAACTTCAACAGCCTGATTTCAATATCAATTTTGCCTTCCGCAAGATGAACGAACTCATGGGCTTGTATGATGACCGTCTGTTTGAAAAACCTCAGGCTCCGAACATGCCGTCAGGTGTAACGGGGACAAATATGGCTCCCCAAGGAGGGATGCCAGGAGGGGCTAATCCAATGCAGGCGATGAACACGATTCTTGCTCAACAGGGAATGGCGGGATAAACTTCCGTCATGAGGCCGATTGATATAAAGAAAAAAGAACTAGAAATCTTAGACAAAGAGCTTCGGGACTGGGAGGATATACGCAGACATGGAGCCTGGCAGAAGCTCATCGAGTATCTAGAGAATCGGTATGTCGAACTTGGGACAAAGACTTGTGACTCACTCAAGGAACTGTCTGACAGAAACGGACGGATGAGTGAAATCAGAAGCCTATTCCAGTTTACGAGACATGAGTTCAATCAACGCGAGGTGTTACTTCAAAATATCCGAATGTTAGAAAAGGACGAGGATGAACTTCCTGACCCTATGGGATGGCTCACGAACGAGTGATTCAAAGGGGCGCAACTCAGGGTGTTTATCACCCCTCTCTCATTCTTAATTTAACAACATGGCAGAGACACAACCGACCCTTAACTCCGACTCCGTTAGCTCAACGGAAGGACATGAGGAGGTGCAGGTCAATGCGGGTTCAGTACCTGGCCAGACCGACGCTAAAGAGCAGGTCGATCTAAAGGCTTTGGAGGTCATTAACCAGACCACGGGACGAAATTTCACGTCTTTTGCTGAGGCTCAAAAGCATTTACAGCACCTTAACTCACTTGTAGGCGACCGAACGGTTGCCGAACAAAGAGAAAAGGCAGCGATGGCTGATTTATTCCTTAATGCGTATGCAGAGGAACAAAATCTATCGCTGGATGAAGCACGCGAGCAAATTAAATCCCTGGTTGGTAATAAACGCACCCCAAAACCTATGGAACAAGAGCCAGTTTCTTCCGTCCCTCAAGAAGTCCAAGCACAACTTGAGGAACTAGCACGATTTAAGTTCGTCAGTGAGCACCCTGACGCTAAACCGTATATCGAGAAAGTCGCAGCATATGCGAAGGCGACTAAAACGACCCTTTCCTCGGCTTATACCGAGTTATATGGCGAAGTTCTTGGTAAAGCGAAAGAAGACGAAAATGCTGAGTCGTTGCGTGCCGAAAAGATTGCAGCACAAGTTAATGTGTCTGCGTCCGGCAACGTGGCACCTCCACCAGACAGCGAGCGCCAGTTAAAACAACGCTACGCTAAATCAGGCGGACGTGACACGGATGCGATGCGCGATATTATCAAAGAACGGATGCTTAAATCCGCTTCTAAGAAATAGCATTGCGGAATGGGGGAGCTACTAACTTTGTAACTCCTCTATGGCAACCGACAATTTGTTACGTTCCTTTGGCGATACCTCTATCGTCGAAGATGTCCTTGATCTCGTTGAAATGCTTTCCCCAGCGGAAGATACTCTTTTCCGCACCTTGGGTAAGAGCACCGCTATCAACACCGTTCACCAATGGCTTGTAGACACCTTGTCTAACAACGCAGCCGCTGGTGAAGAAGCCGCTCAGTTCTCAGCTTCCGCCCTTAACAACCCAACCCGTTCGACGAACATCACCGAAAACATTAACTATGACTTCGGTGTGTCAGATGTTCAGCGTGCTGTTGACCACTACGGTTTCGCAGATCGCTTTGCATACGAACAGGAGAAGGCGATGAAGTCCTGGCGTAACTTCGCAGAACAAGAATTGCTTCGTGGTTCTCTCGTTTCTGGTGTCTCTGGTACCGCTCCACAAATGGCCGGTATCATTAACTGTTTGTCCACGAACGCTACCGCTCATGCTTCGGGTACGATTTTCAACCAGTCCATCCTTGATGGTATGTTGGCAATCGCTTGGGCTAACGGTAACGGCGAACCTGTAACTGATTTGTATGTTGGTCAGCTCATGAAGCGCCGCATCTCACAGTTCTCTGGTCGCTCCGGTACCCAATTCGTGATCCCAGCAGACCAGGAACAATTAGTCACCACGACCTCCGGTTATACTTCGGACTTCGGTGACTTGAAGGTTCACTTGCACCGCTATATTGATAACAACTTGGCAGGTACGGCCGATGCAACGTCTCGCGTTCTCGGTATCGCAGCCTCCAAGTTCAAGATTGCGTACTTGATTAATCCTCAAGTTCAAGTCTACGGTAAGCGTGGCTCGACGACTGACGCTCGCGTTACAGGTGCTCTCACTCTTGAGTCCCTCAACGAACGCACTTCTTTCGTCGCTTCCGGTTTCTTACGTGCCGCTTAAACGTAAGCTCGCTCTTTCAAAGAACACCCTTCGGGGTGTTTTTTGGTTGTGTTTTTAGTTCTTTATTTGAAAGCAATGAGTCAAAGTTGTACTCTTTAGATATGAAGACCTTTCAAGAGCTACAGGCGCGGGTGGTTCCAAGCGATGAGGTGAACTGGAGACAAGTTCAGCTCCTCGTTGAGATTTACACCGACCGACATCCAGAAGAAATTGCTGGATGTATCGAAGTTGTGAAACAGAAAAAAGCACAACTGACTAATAAATTCGGACTAACCTCAGAGGAGAATGAGATGCGTCACTTGTATGAACTCCCGCCTAACCTATATGCGGCGCTCACATACAAATGGCCGAAAGTTTTAACGGACAAGAATCTCCGTCATTTTTTAAGAACTTACCCAATTTTTTGCGTCGCTGAGAAACTATGAGTAACAAAGTCACCTTGGGTTTTTGTGCTATCTCACGGAATAAAGACGTACCGAACTTAAAACGTCTTTTATCAACGGTTAAGGGAGTTGATGCGATCTATCTAACATGCGCCGACAAAGAACCGGCTAATGAGGAATTTAAGGCTTTAGCGAAAAAATACGGGGCAGAGTTAAGTGAATTTACATGGGTGGATGACTTCTCAGCCGCCCGTAACTTCAACTTCTCTCAAGCAAAAACAGATTGGATTGTTTGGGGAGACTCGGATGATGAGATTGAGGGACTAGAAAAAGCGAAGGGATATCTTGAGTTACTCCCTCCTGTTGTCCAGGCTGTTATTTGTACCTATAACTATTCCTTTACGAAGAACGGGACAGTGGGGACGCAGCACCCAAAGGAGCGGTTTATCCGAAACAATGGACTTTCAGAATGGAAGGGGAGGCTCCATGAGTCCTGTATTACCCCAGAAGTGACCCCATGCTCCCGTTTCGATGACATTATTTGGAACCACCGAACGGACACGGAACGATTTAAGGACTCAACAGAGCGTAATGTTCGGATTATTGAGAAGGAGATGGCGGATCAGATCGAAGGAGGGAAAGTAGACCCGAGAACGGTTTTCAATCTTGGGATGGCTTACGCTTCAATCGCTCAGAACTCAGGAAAGAAAGAAGACTGGGAGCGAACCTTGAACGCTTTTCTTAAATACCTTCAAATGGGGGAATGGGATCAGCACGTCTACATGGCTTGGAAGTATTCTGGGATCTGTCACATGAACTTAAACAACCCCGCTCTAGCCGTGGGGGCTTTCAAGGAAGCCGTGATGATCGAGCCGAACTATGCCGACGGTTTGGCGATGATGGGGAGCGCGTACCAGGCCTTAGGAGACGATGCCAGAGCCGAGAAATGGTATCTGTTGGCCCTTGGAGCGGGTAAGTTGAACTCTTACGCCTCTGACATTGAAACGGCTAAACTGACGCCTTTGTATAGCCTTGCAACTATCGAGGCTAAACGTGGGAAACTCGAGAAGGCAAATGACTATTTAGATGAAATCGAGAAACTAACGGGGGATGATTCCATGACTTCGGTCTTAAGAGCCGAGATCGAACGGGTTGATGCGTTTATTAAACGTTCGGAGGCCGTAATCGAGCAGATCGAAGCTCTGCCGGAAGATGAACAGCGTGCGGCGTATGAAGCCTTGCCGTCTGATTTGAAATCATCCATCCGCGTCTCCCTCTATCGGAAGTCAAAGAACTGGAAGAAGGAAACGAGCGGGAAGGAGATTACAATCTTCGGAACCTCTTGGGAGGAATGGAACCCTGACAGCGCAAAGACGGGTATTGGTGGGAGTGAAGAAGCAACGATCTACCTAACCCGAGAACTAAAGAAACTCGGTTGGGATGTACATGTCTACGGGATGCATGGGGAGGTGGCGAAGGAATACGATGGTGTTTGGTATCACCCATGGTGGGACTGGAGCCCGAAGGAGCCGACGGATGTATTTATTTCCTGGCGTGATCCAAATCTCTTTGAGTATGAAATCAACGCCAAAAAGAAATACTGCTGGTTACACGATACAAACCCGAAGGAATCCTTTACCCCAAAACGTTTGGCGAACATTGACAAAGTAATTGTCCTCTCGAAGTACCACCGCAGTTTGTACCCAAACATTCCAGACTCTCAGATCCTCTTATCTTCTAACGGGATCATACCGGAACACTTTGCTTTAGAAGTCGAAAGAAACCCGAAGAAGGTCTTATATACCTCAGCCCCTAATCGTGGCCTTGAGTGTCTCTTGAAGATGTGGCCGGAAGTGAAGAAACAGGCACCGGATGCCGAGTTATATTGGGCGTATGGCTGGGATACATTCGACAAGATGCAAAAGAACAATCCGAACGCTGCGAAGTACAAGGAAAAGATTGTCTCCCTCTTAAATCAACCTGGAGTAACTGACCTTGGACGTATCGGACATGAGGAACTAGCGAAACACATGCTCTCCGCCGGAGTTTGGGCATATCCTACGGAATTTACAGAAATTTTCTGCATTACAGCCGTTAAAATGCAGGCCGCTGGGTGCATTCCTGTCTGTACGAATGTCGCCGCCTTAGAGGAAGTCGTACAGTTCGGGCATAAATTCGACATTCAAGATATGTACTCAAATCAGGAAGCTCAAGAACAATTTATCGGAAAGATCATTGCTTCAATGAATGAAACGGATCGAACGGAGATGATGAAGTGGGCGAGAGAAACGTGGGGATGGGATGTGGTCGCTAAACAGTGGAATGATGAGTTTTCTAGCTAGTATGTTCAGATATTTAAATCGCGGGGAGAAGGGAACCTATTTCTATTTTAGAGCGGCGTTCCACTTGAACCCATGGTATTCAAAATACCGATACAAACTATTTGCTTGGCTGGCTAAAGTTTCTTTGAAGATTGCCTACAAGGAATCCTCAAGATTGGGACGTACGGGGGCTATCGGTGGAACGAAGGGGTGGGAATTACACAAATTCTTTTCAAAATACGCTAAATAGTATGGCTGAGTGGCTAAATCCGTATGACCTTCCGGAAGGGGATGAACAACGTCGTCTCCATATAGGTCGCTATAACTGGGCTAAAGAACATATTAAAGGCAATGTGGTCGCAAACGCCGCTTGCTCATGCAACTATGGATATTCAATTCTCAACGACGGTGCTCGGTTGGTTATTGGTTTTGATCGCAATCCTGTCGGTCTTAATCTTGCTCGCTCAAGTGGAGCTGATTTGGTTATTGAAAAAGACATCCAAACCTATAG